AAATAGTACTTAATAAAAATAAACTACTTGATATTTTAGGGGGCACTGGTGCTAAAATAGGTTTTAATACTTGTCCTATTGCTACTGGTGCTATTGCTGCTACTGGTGCTATTGCTGCTACTGGTGCTATTGCTGCTACTGGTGCTATTGCTGCTACTGGTGCTATTGCTGCTACTGGTGCTATTGCTTGTGTTTCTGATGCAATTGTTTCTTGTGCTTGTGTTTCTGGTGCTACTCGTTCTGGCAGTGGTAATTGTAATAAATTATTTCTATTTGTTGTTGATAATAAAATACTACTTAATAAAAATAAACTACTTGATATGCTAGAAGACAATGGTTCTAATGCTACTAATACTGGTGGTTCTCCTGATGGTTCTAATGCTACTAATGGTTGTGGTTCTAATGCTACTAATGGTTGTGGTTCTCCTGATGGTTGTGGTTCTACTAATGGTGGTGCTTGTATTGTTGGTGATATTGATACTCCTATACCAGAACCTATATCAACTGAATTATTAGCTATTGAAGTTTGAACTTTTGGTAATATTATTTTTAATTTTTTTAGTAAAGGTAAATATTTTAATATAAACATATACTTTATACTCTTTTTTGTCTCAGATATACTAGATATTGTTTGAAATAGCAAACCAAGATATTTTTTTATATTTTTAATAGCTTCAGTAAAATTTTCTCTGGATTGTGATTCTGGTTGTGATTCTGGTTGTGATTGTGGTTGTGATTGTGATTGTTGTTGTTCTAGTTCTATTGTGGATTCTCGTAACATTAGTATGCCTTGATGCAAATTTGCATTTAGATCACTCATTCCAGATTCTTCTTCTATTTCTGCTAGTTCTGCTAGTTGTTCATCTGTTAGAGAGGATTCTTCTTGTAATGTATCTCGACCTTCTTCACCCTCATCGCCTTCTTCACCCGATTCAACTGTTCCTATAGTCTCTGAGTCTCTTAGTTCTGCTAGTTCTGCTAGTTGTGCTTCTGTTAGAGTGGATCCTTCGCTTGATATATCTTCATCTTCTTCATCTATTGTTGGTAGTATAGTAGTAATCCTATTTAATAATGCTTGTGCTTTTGCTGCTGCTGCTGCTGCTGCTCGTGTTTCTGCTCCTGTCTTAAATAATTCTTTAAAGTTGCTCTTGTTAGTGTTATCACGGTTTCTCTTGGCATTTTGTTCCGCTAGTTTTTGTCTATTAGCTTTAGTTCTGGCGCTACTATTAGATATTATATCTGCTCTTGTTTTATCTCTTGCTGCTAATGCTTTTGCTAGTGCTTGTTCTTTTGCTAGTGCTTGTGCTCGTTCTATTATATTTTGTCTGTCTCTTTGTTTTTGACGCCATGTTTTTTGTTCTGGTGTTAGTGAGGCCATATTATATTATATAATATGTAAGTTTATAATAATTTAAACTAAATTTTCTTTTAGTGAAGTAATTATTTTTTTATTTAATTTACGTCCGCTTGCCAATTTTATATTTTCAAATTGTTCAATATTAGCACTCTTAAGAGCATTCAATAAATTTTCCATATTTTGAAATTCAGTTGCTAATGCCAATGCTGAAACATTACTAATACCTGGTATTTGCATAAGCATAAGTTGAAATATATTATCACTATTTATATGTGATTTTTTACTTGTCTTAAGTGTGCTAATATAACTTATATTATTATTTTCATTACCATTATTTTCATTGTTACTTAAATCACTATAAAATCCCGGTTTATTTTCTCTTAGCAACTTAGAAGCAAAAGCCAATAATATATCTCCTGTTTCTGTTTGATTTAAAACATTAATTACAGAAAATCCTTTATAATAATTGAGAGAAAACAAAGATGAGTATAATGTATTTCTAAATTTGGGATTATATTTAATTATTGCTCCTTCTAATAAATAAATAATATTATGATTATGTAAAGTTGTTTCATTTAATCTAAATGATTGCTCACTATAACGTCCGTCTTTAATAGATGCTTCTAAATCAGCAAGAGACTTTCTCTCAATAATTAATAGCTCTTTAGCATTTACTTCATCATAAAAAACATAATCACCTATGTCTAAATTTTTCTGAACAATTGTAATTTTATTAGTTGCAGTTTCATTTAAAGAAATAATATAATTTACCAATGTTTTAGGTTCTCGTAAATCTATTAATAATTGCATAATTAATATACTACTTAATGTATATTAAAAATTATTTAAATTAGTATTATTTATAGTTTAATAATATTAATTTGGTTTGGTAATAAATAATTAACCCAATATATGTCTGTTACGAACTGGATTATATAAGGTTGTTGCTTTTTTACCTAGAGATTGAGCACAAATTTTATTATCCGCATAACTTTTATTTAGTCCGCAACTATTAAGGTTATAATTTTTACCTAATTGTAATGCTTTGTAACCATTAATTCCTGTGATATTTGGTCTTACACCGACAGTTGAATTCATACCTGCCATTGAACCAAAGACATTTGTATTGTTTGTATATAAGTTGCTACCGAATTTAGAAATTCTTTTGCCTGGCATCTTTTTATAATAATAGTTATTATTTTATTTTTATTTTTGTTAATAAATTAAAATAAATAAAAAATAAATAAAAAATAAATAAAAATAAAAATAAATATTAAATAAAAATAAAAAAATAAATAAAAATAAAAATAAATATTAAATAAAAATAAATAAAAATTAAAATTGTCTTAAATATATTTATTCATAATTATATTATTTAATAAATATGTTTTGTGGTGAAGTCAGTTTAAATAATAACAATTGCTTAAAAGATATTAATAGTGATGAAGAATCTAATTCTGATAATGAATTAGGAACTGTTAGCACTAGTAATTTAAATATTGAAGAATTAATTTTTAATCCATATAATAGTAATAATAATGAAGTTACTAGCACCAATGTTCAAGAATTACTATCTAAATATGGAATTTTTACTAAACCATTCAATATTGAATTATATAAAAGAGCATTTATTCATAAATCATATACAAAACGTCCTAAATTAGAAAATTCAATTGCCAATATTATTATTGCTGACAAACCGGAAAATTGTTTACCACTCAAAACCAAATCAAATGAGCGTCTTGAATTTCTTGGTGATGGAGTTTTAGAACTTATTACAAAATATTATTTATATAAACGTTTTCCTAAAGCAGATGAAGGATTTATGACTGAAAAAAAGATTGCTTTAGTTAAAAACGAACACATTGGAAAGTTAGCACTTGAAATGGGTTTAAATAAATATTTTATTATTTCTCGACACGCAGAAGATAAAAATATTCGCAATAATTTAAAAAAATTAGGTTGCTTATTTGAAGCATTTATTGGTGCTATTTTCCTAGATTTTAATCGCATTTCTATTAAAGATGAATATGGATGGTTTGAAAATGTATTCAATTGTGGTCCCGGACTACAAATGGCGCAAATTTTTGTAGAAAATGTATTTGAAAAGCATGTAGATTGGACTAATTTGATTAATAATGATGATAACTATAAAAATAAACTGCAAGTAATTATTCAAAAAGAATTCAAAATTACACCTGACTATGTAGAATTAAGAACTCCTAAAATTGATGACGATGATGATAATGATAAATTATATGTAATGGGACTTTATATTTGCTTTGGACAAAATATTCATAATGCTAGAATTAGTAATGCTGTAAACTTTGATAAATTAGGTTCATTTAAAGCAATTCATGAATTATTGGAAAAACAAGACAAATTATTAGTGTTTTTAACAAAAGCAGAGCATAAAATTAAGAAAAAGGCTGAACAAATTGCGTGCGACCAAGCAATTAAATTAATTGAAAAATAGTTATATGTTTTAACAAATTATATTATATTGCTACATTAATATGAGTTTATGTAAATATAGAGATATATTTGGCAAAGTAGGAGAAGGGGCTCATTCATTAAGATTTTTTAATATTGCTGTGGTTGATACACTAATAACGTTTGTTGCTGCTTATATTATAAATTATTATTTGAAAAGTAATGTGTATTTAATATTTTTTATATTAATGGTTGCTTCAATATTTATTCATAAACTTTTCTGTGTTGAAACTACCTTAACAAAAATGTTTTTCTCTTTTAAATAAAAATAAAAATTATCATTTTACACGCGGATCATTACTATATACAAGTATTGGGTGTTCTTTGGAACCAACGTTATATAAACCTAATCCAATATAATTAGTATCTTCATAACGCAGCTCATAATATGTTTTCATAGGATTTTCAGGCACTTTCATTCCTGTATCATATGAAGCCATTTTTTGTAGTCGTAATATCAAGCTTAATTTCCTTTTGAAAATTTTGTTTGCTTCTTTATTTAATTCATATAATTTGTTTTGTTCCGTAAATTCTTTTTTTACGGGCATAGTTGGGAATAGTTTATCTATCAATTTATTCATTTATAGTATAATTATATAATACTTTATTTAAATAGTTAAACATTAAATAAAAATTAACATTAAACAATAAGTAAAATATTAAAAATACTTATTATTATATATTATTTAATTATATATAATAATGATAAATGAAACTCTGGAACAATTAAAAATAAAACCTATACCAAAAAAACCACAACAATTCCAAGTTATGATTCAAATACCAAGTGAAGGTGTTGGACCCACTATTATTGATAAAACTAGCGAACAACTAATAAATAGAGAGCAATTTTTTAATGAACTCCAAGAAAATTTAGGAGTTGTGCAAAAAGATTATGAAAAAATGAAAAAAGCGACTTTCGCAAAACCTTCTATTAAAGATGCTATTTTACAAGAACCAAAATCCGATTTACAAACTCTTACACCAGGCATAAATAAACCTGCAACAAAATCTATAAAACCAGATAAAACATTAGGTCCAGAAAATACTTTAACACAAATAATAAAAACAAAAGAAAAAATAATTATAAAAGAACCAACAGATGAAGCTATGAAAAAAACAAATGTTGAGCTTCCTTCTAAAGAACGATTAACACCTAAGCCTGAACCAAGTGTTCCAGTTCCTACCAAATCAAAATCCAAAAAAATAAAAGGCGAAACAATAGATGAAACCCTAGTAATTCCAAAAGATCTTCGTATTGGTAGAACCCTATATTTAAATAGAATTCCTAAGTTAGAACCCAATGTTTTAATAAAAGCACCTAACTATTATTTGTATAATAGAGAGATTTTCATTAGTTTTATTAATTCATTATTTGAACCCTATAAGCAAGAATTATTAAAAGAAGAAAAGGAAATGGAATTAGGCAAAACATCAATTAGTTGTTCGGCAAGCGATAGTAATAACTTTTCTCTCTTAATTCATCAAAAAATCGTGAGAGATTACATAAATATTTATACACCTTATAGAGGATTGTTATTATATCATGGTTTAGGTTCAGGTAAAACTTGCTCATCTATTGCAATTGCTGAAGGCATTAAAAATGATAAAAAAATTCTTATTATGACACCTGCATCTTTGAGAGATAACTATGTTGAAGAACTCAAAAAATGCGGAGACTATTTATATAAAAAGAATCAATATTGGGAATTCATTAATACTAAAACACATCCTCAATATGTAGAATATTTAAGCACACTATTAAAATTACCACAAGAATATATTACCGCAAATGGAGGTGCTTGGTTTATCAATGTAAAAAAAGAACCAAATTATGACTCGCTCGATTTTGAAGACCAGAAAAAAATTAATGCTCAATTAGATAAAATGATTAATTATAAGTACCAATTTATAAGTTATAATGGTCTTCGCAGTTCCCACTTAAGTGGTATGACAAATGGAGGCACACTGAATCCATTTTCTAATAAAGTGATAATTATAGATGAAGCACATAATTTTATTAGTCGGATTGTTAATAAATTAACCCGTAAAACATCTTTATCAATGAAATTATATAACTATTTGATGGATGCTGAAAATTGTAAAATTATATTATTAACAGGAACGCCAATTATTAATTACCCAAATGAAATAGCCATTTTATTTAATATATTACGTGGTTCACTAAGAAGTTATAATTTTAAGTTAATATTAGACAAAGTTACTATGACGAAAGAAAAATTAGAAGAACTATTTTATAAAGCCAATATTTTAAACTTTATTGATTCTATTGAATATAATTCAGTAAGTTATGAAGTTGCTATTACTCAAAATCCTTTTGGGTATGTTAAATCAGCAGCAAATAAAAATAAATTAGTTTATACAAGCGATGTAATAACAAGTGAAGAATTTATGGAAAAAATAATGTCAGCACTTGAAGGACAATCTCTCAAAATTGCTAATAAAAAAATAAATATTAATAGTTATAAAGCACTCCCTGATAATTTTGATGATTTTAAAACGCTTTTTATTAATCCAAATAATACAATAAATAACCCATCTATGTTTAAAATGCGCATAATTGGACTAACTTCTTATTTTAGAAGCGCTCAAGAACAATTAATGCCTACTTATGACCACGCTAATCCAAATGACTTTAAAATAATTAAAGTTCCCATGAGTGATTTCCAATTTGGTATTTATGAAGAAGCACGCATTCAAGAACGCAAATTAGAAGAAGCAAATAAAAAGAAAAAATCCAAGAAAACCAAAACGGGAGCACAAGGTGATGAATTATATAGCGATAGTGCATCAACATATCGCATATTTTCTCGTGCATTCTGCAATTTTGTATTCCCTAAACCAGACATAAAACGACCAATGCCTAGCGACGAAGCAACAATAGAAGCAACTTTGGAAAATATTGGAAATGAAGAAGATAGTGAAAATATTAGTAAAAACATTTCAGAGGAACTATTAGATGATTTAACTGTTGCCGAAAAATTGGAAAATGTAGATGGTAAATATGATGCTGATGATATAAAAGAGTTAGAAAAAGACTTGGCAAATCCAAAAGTAAATGATAGCAGTTACAGTAAACGTATTAGCGACGCATTAAAAGAATTGGAAAAATATTCGCACAAATATTTATCAAAAGAAGGATTACAGCGTTGTAGTCCTAAATTTTTACATATATTAGAAAATATTATAGATGATGACCACAAAGGCATTCATTTATTATATTCGCAATTTAAAACATTGGAGGGAATAGGTATTTTCAAATTGGTTTTAAAACAAAATAATTTTGTAGAATTTAAATTGAAGAAAAATGACAAAGGAGAATATATGCTTAATGTAGGTGAAGAAAATATGGGAAAACCAATGTATGCGGCATATACTGGGTCAGAAACTCCAGAAGAGCGTGAAATTATTAAAAATGTTTTAAATAGTAATTGGAAATTAGTGCCTTCATCAATAGTAAAATCTATTCAAACACTAGCCCCAGATAATTTTTATGGTCAAATTATTAAAGTATTAATGATTACTTCTTCAGGTGCTGAAGGCATTAGTTTAAAAAACGTACGTTATGTCCATATTACCGAACCATATTGGCATCCAGTAAGAATTCATCAAGTTATTGGTCGTGCTCGTCGTATTTGTAGTCATAGTGATTTACCCAAAGAACTACAAACAGTAAATGTATTTTTATATTTGATGGTTTTCAGCGAATCACAATTATCAAGTGATTTATCAATTGAACTGCGATTAAAAGATATTTCTAAAAAAGATAAAAAGAAGGTCATAACTAGTGATGAATATTTATATGAAATATCTAGCATTAAAGAGGAAATAAATGCTTCATTATTGCAAGGCGTTAAAGAGTCAGCAATAGATTGCAGTATTCATACACGGTCAACAAGTAAAGAAAAAGATGTTAAATGTTTTGTAATAGGTAATCCAAGTGAAAATAAATATATATATACTCCAAACATAGAAACTCAAGATAAAGATGAAGGCATGAAACTAAATAAGAAAACAGAAGTATTAAAATTAAATGAATTAGTAATAAATGGTAATAAATATGCTTACAATAAAGTTACAAAAGAATTATTTGATTATGATAGTTATTTGAAAGATGAATTATTGCTTTTAGGTAAATTAGTGAAACTTGATGATGGAACTCATAGATTCCAAAAAGTATAAGAGAAATTTAATCATAACAAATTATTTATTATGTTGTTTGTAATAAATAATTTATCTCAAATATTTAGTTTGGCCATTATTAATTTTTGATTGCTTAAAACCTTTTCTAGTTGTTTGTTTAAAAAATCTAACTTAATATTTAGATTTGAATTAAATTCGCTATTATTTTCGTTAGTTATAAATTTTTTTGTTGCTGCTGAACTGGATAAACCATTTATTAATTCTTCTATATTTAATATCTTAGTTTTTTTAGTAGCAATATTTTCATCTTCTTTTTCTAGCATATTTTCATTTTCTTCAATATTTATAGGTGTATCAAATTTATTTAGATCTACTAGTTCTAATTTTTGTAGAAAAGGAACATCGCTATTTCTTTCTCTTTGTATTCTTTCAAGTAGTTCATTCATGCTATTATTTTCCAAAGGGCTATCTTTTGTTTCACTAAAATCTATTGCTTCAGGAACTTTTTTAGTAATTAAATTAGTAAAAGATACCTTTTTCTCTAATAACTCTTTTTCAAATTCTTCTGATTTCTCATTTTTGAAAATATCTTTTATATCTACTGGTGTTAATAATGACTTCTTAAAACTATTAATGTCTAGCATAATATTTTGTAATATATTTTTATTTAATTGCATAATAATATTTTTAGAATCACCAGTTTTATAATTAGTAATAAATATTTCTTTGTTTTCATTAAATGTTTTACTTATATTAGTTTCAAAAATAGCCTTTATGTTTGAAAATTTTGACTCTGGAATATTAACAAACGCTTTATTATTAGACAATATATTCCACAAAAGTTCTTTATTTTGTTCGCTTAATAATATATTAGACATAATTCAATATTATAATATTTAAACATATTAGTTTTAACTTAATTTAAACTTTAAATAATTATTTTAACTTTCAATAATTAAAATAATCTACAATGTGTCTTTTTAAAATCACAAGTTACAAAAATATATAAAGTTAATATTGTCAATGTTAATAGTGATGTACTAATAATAATATTTGCAATAACAAATCTTATTGATGTTATATTAGTTTCTTGACTAGTTACTAAAGGTAAATTAGTTGGTTCATCTATTAATGATTTCCTACATACAATACAAGTATTATTTTTTATTAGCCATTGACTATAACATTTACTATGAACATAATAAACTCCGCAATGAGTTATTGGGTTTAAATTATTAGACTCTTCCAAGCATATTAAACAACTTTGCATTCTTAATATATAAACATATAAATATAAACATATTTATATTTATATAAATATTAAAATCTATTTTTATATTATCATATATTAGTTAAATATGTTTGTTTTATTATTACTTATTCAAACATTATTTTCATATATTGTACCAACATACAATCCTAAAACACAAGTTCATTTACATTTAGAAAAATTTAACAATGAATTAAATTTATATCATATTGGAATTAGTTTTAAAAACGAAGATATTGTTTTAAGATATGATTATAGACCATTTTGCGACCCAACAAAATGCGAATATAAAACAATTAATAATATTGGAGTTTCTAGTACTAGCGTTATAAATAAAGAAGTAAGATTAATTGATAAAATATACAAATTTTATATTCCCGAAACTTTGGCCAATAAAACTATATATTGGGGTGAAACTAGCAAAACATTGGATGAAGTTGTTGAATTTGAAAAAACTCTGCAAAAAAAATACATATTAGGTATTAATGATTGTCGCCATTATGTTAATCGTTTCTCAAGATGGGCACTAAATAAACGCACTCCTATTTGGAAATTAGATAAATTATGGAACAAATCATATGCGTCTTTTTAATTAGTTATTATTTTTATTTAAAAATTGATTTATTATTATACTAATTTCATAGTTAGTATAATATGGAGTTATCAAAATTAACCAAGTCAGAACTTTTAATAAAATGCGAAGAACTTGGAATTAAAAAATGTAAATCTAAAAATAAAGATGAGTTAGTTAAATTGATAGAAAGTTTGTCTAATGAAAATAGCGAAGCATCAGTTAGCAATAATAATATTGTTAGTACAACCATAAATAATGCTAGCATAACTATTGAAAATATGTGCGGACTTGAATACTTGAAAACATTCGACCCTAATTCTATTGATTTAATATTAACAGATCCACCATATATTATATCTAAAACAAGTGGTCTAGATAAACATTATAATAATGTTAAATATAATGAAGAACATAATATCAATGAAGTTAAGTCAGAAGAGCAATGGCTCAATTATAAAGAACAAAATAATATTGAAGATGATTCACAAAAGGACAATTATATAAAATATGGTTCAATATATGGAAAAAAATATTGCGTTAAAACTGATTATGGAAATTGGGATAGTGATTTTACTTTGACTATTTTAGAAAAATTCATTGAACATTATTATAAAGTATTAAAAAAAGGAGGCACATTAATAATCTTCTTTGACTTATGGAAAATTACAAACCTAAAAGATTTACTAGAAAAATATAATTTCAAACAAATTAGATTTATTGAATGGATTAAAACTAATCCGCAACCAAGAAATAGTAAAGTAAATTATTTAACAAATTGTAGAGAGATTGCACTATTAGGTGTTAAAGATGGTTGTCCAACATTTAATAGCAGTTATGACAATGGAATATATCATTATCCATTACAAGGTGGAAAAAATAGGTTTCATCCTACACAAAAAAGTTTGGCACTCTTTGAAGAACTCATAAAAAAACATTCGAAAGAAGGTGATACAGTATTAGATACATTTTTAGGGTCAGGAACTACAGCACTAGCATGTAAAAATACTAAACGTAATTTTAAAGGGTGCGAAATTAGTAAAACATATTATGATAAAATATTACCACTCTTATAAATATAATCATAATTATAAATATGTTTACAAATTGTTAATTATAAAATGCTCTTCAAACATCGTAAGCAATTTCTCAAAACACCAACGAAATTTAATACAATCACGTTTATTATGAACTTGAAATTCACCAATAGTTATTCCGTCTATGCTAATAGAAGAACTTTCATTCCATAATTTATTTTTTTCATTATGACTAAATTTAACAGCATAATTTGACCAATTTATATGCTCTTTTAATTCTATAAGCGCCAATAAATTTTTATGTTTATTATAATATAGTATAGGACAGTCAAAAGTATTTGCACAATAGTCTTGTAATAAATTAGCAATATTATTTATAATATAATATTTTATATGCTCTAAACTAGTAATTGGGTCAATTTCAAAAAATTCACAAAACTTTTTGCGCGATGGTTGCCCTATAACTTGTGGACAAACTTTGCCATCTTTTTTAGTTGTTTTAGCACTTAAATGGATTCTTGAGTCATCTATACATTCAAAATCATATTTGCTTCCGCGACTAGCACAATGCTTAATATTATAAGGAAATACAATTTTTAGATTTACAAGTTTATTTTTGAGAGAATGTGCTTCTTCTAAACTATATTTGTAATTTCCATCATAGGGTGTATCATAATATAAACATATTGCCATTTCAAATATTTTACCTAAATCTTCAGTAAGCACTTTTTTGGTTATTGTTGTTGTTGTCATAATTGGTTATGTAAGTTATTACTATTTTATAAATAAAATTACACATTAATTCAATTTTTATTTATCAACCTTTTTTAAATAACATAAAAGATTAATTCTCTGGTTGTAAAAGATTAATTCTCTGGTTGTTAAAGATTAATTCTGTGGTTGTTTCTAATTTATTATAGTAGCATAAGTCATTATCTACAAATATATGTACATTTTTATTTTTATTATAGCAATCAGTAATATAGTAACCATCTGCATCATACTTATCTATTATCCATTTTTCAGTTTTGCATAAATTGTAAGGTATTATAACCATAGCACTATCAATACATCCAACGCGTATATCATTCCCCTTTAAACGACGACAATTGTATTGATTAAATGTATACAATTTATTATTATCAATAATATCCAATAAATTATACATATTTTGATGGAATAAATTGTCGTCATCTAAATAAAATACTAAAGCATCTGGATTTGTAATTTTAGTTAATGCATAATTTCTTTGTGGATTTCCTGTTGTACCATTCCAATCTGTATATACATATTCTTTAATTTTATTATTTTCTTGATTTTCAAATATTTTTAAATCAGGAACTATTACTTTGCCATCATATACAATAATCCACTCTTCTATATATTCAAAATTAATACTTTTCTTAATTTCTTCTAAATTACAAACTCTATATGATGGTGTTATTATTGTTAATTTATTTGTATTTTTAAAAATAGGCGGACCTCCTCCTTTTATTAATATAAATAATTTATCATTATTCCAACCAGTTGAGTTTCTATTATTATGATCTAATTCTATAAAATAATAATTTTGAAAGTGTTCTAATATAGGAGCTAATCGATTTATATAATCATTTTCATTATATGATTTAAATATATCTTCAATAATTAATATTCCTCCAGGTTTTAAATATTCATAAACATTTTCAATAACTCGTATTTGGTCTTCAAATTGGTGTGTAGTATCTTCTATGATTATATCATATAATTCATTTAATTCACTAAAAGCTTTTACAATACTATTTTTACTAGTTACATCTATATTAGAAAGAGTAATTCTGTCATTATTAAAATTTTGTTTAAAATTATTAATTAAATCATTATTGTATTCAAATCCATATACTTCAGCGTTTGTAAAGTATTCTTTCCACATAAGTAATGAACCACCATGTAATATGCCTAGTTCTGCTATTTTTAAGTTTTCATCTTTTTTTTTTTTAAATATAGACTCATAAAATAATGTATACGGATGACAGTGTCTAGAATTACTTACATTATTTCTTTGCGAAGATTTATCAGTATCATATTTTTTTCCAATTTCACACAATTCAGATGAATTATTTAGGTAGTTAAGTTTTAAAGTCACCATTTTATATTATTTAAAATAGTATTTTTAAATAATAATAGTTTTAATTATAAACATTAACTATTAACTATTAATTACTAAATAATGAGCTCAATTTTATATTTGCCTCATTATAATATTTTTTTCTATATTCTCTCATAGTTTCATCTTTAATACGTGTAGTTTTAAAATAATTATACGTTTTATTTTCTTGTAATAATTCTATTATAAAATATAATGAGTACATACCGCATTGTCCATCGCTAAACTGATGTGTAAATCCTTCATTATTGTCGGCAATTAATTTAATATTTAAATTATGTGCTTGATTTACTATTCTATCAATTAAAACTTTAATTTGTTTTGGTGTTTTAGTCCCATTACTATCAAAATAAAAAATAAATTTTTTATCTAAATCTAAAAATAGTGAAATCCAATGTTGTCCTGGTTTATTGTGCGGGTCAGTATTAAATATTACGCCTATTTTACTAATTTTATTTCTTATGTGTTCCTCTAAATTAAAATTGCATAATTGCTCCCATACACAAGTTGAAAATAATTCTTTAGAGTCAAAATCTATAGGTGATGGACCAATAAATTTGAAATTCTTATTTGATTTTTCATATTGCTTCATTATTTTTATTATATCAACACTAGATAACCATGTATTTGGCTTATTTGACCATGCTTCTGGAGAGAAAGGTTTAAATATTTCTTTTATTAATAATTCACTGTTATTAACTTTACTTAATGGGGTATTTTTTAACCAGCATAATTCATCGTAACATTGCTTATCTAATTTGTTCTTAAAATATTCCCATATTTCTTTACTATTATTAGTTACTATTTTATCACTACTATTTGCATTCCATACATTTTTGAATAATTGCAAGTTGCTTCGTGAATAGCAAGTATAATCTTTTAATTCTTGATCTATATTTTTGTTTTGATATGGTGAACATTTAAGTTTATTAAATTTATGAGTTTTTCTTTGTTTTCGTCTATGTAAACGCATTTTTAAAGGTGATTTTTTTAATGTTTTTGTAAATTTTTTATATATATTGTTTTTAACATTAATCATTATAATTATATATTTGCTAATTAATATATAATTATAAAAAAATTATTCCCTTTTTTGTGGAAGTATTTTTTTATTATATTTATTTGATTTTCTTACAACAAACAAATCTAAATTCGATATTTTTTTTGAAGTATCATTTGGACACATACAATTAATTGTTTCAGTAGTTATATTAAAATCACTAATTGTTACATTATTTACACTACTATTAGAATACTCTTTAAGTTCATCTTTTATTATGTTTTTCATTTTTTTTTCTTTTAAATGTAGTATTAAGTTCAATACATATAATAGATAATACATTTTATACTTTTCACCTATATTTGTATTATTAGTATTATCACTAGCCAATAGTTTTTCTAAAGTAGAATTATTGTATTTTATTATTTGCTCTTTATATATATTAATATTGTCTTCTAAATTATCAAATATATCTTTTAATAAACTATTATTACTTAATAAATGTTCTAGTTTATTTGTTTTAGCGTATTGAACTTGATTTGTTAAATATAATAGGTCTATGTTATTTATAAATGACTCAATGGGTTTAACTTCTTTAACTTCTTTAACTTCTTTTACTTCTTTTACTTCTTTTACTTCTTTTACTTCTTTAACTTCTTTTACTTCTTTAACTTCTTTAACTTCCTTAACTTCTTTTTGCTCTAAATCAATATTTACTATATTCATTTGTTTTGACTTCTTAATTTTATTATTTTTATTATTTTGTTTCATAATTTAATATTATAATAAACTTTATTTTAAATCTTTTAATTGAACTCGTGTTGAGTTATAAAATATTTCATTTCCAATTGAACTAGATATATTTGGATTAAAATCATTAAAACTTTCTTCCTTAAATAATAAATGCGCGTCTAAATTATTGTTATGTGTTAAAAAATTAATGTTATTTTCATATAAATCGCTTGAACTATTTGGAAGATATGCGACTTGATCTGCTTTTTGTAAAGCAAAAAATTGGTTTCTTAAAGTAGATTCTTTATCAACATTTGTTGAAAAACCGCCAAAATGTGGTTTTCTAGTTCCTGGAAAAAATGTATTATTTACATCATATACTGCATTATTATTCATAGGCACAGTGGATTCAATTGGATGATTATAAGTAGGCATTAATGTATATTTTGTATTTACTGGTCTAAATGAAAAATTCATTGCTAAATTATTTGATGGAAAATTTCTATTTGCTATTGATTTATTCATATTATTATGTCCTTCCAAATTATGTAAAGTTACATTATATAAATTAGTAGCTGCCATAATATATATTATAAATACTATATAAATTTATTATAAAATTATTTTTAAACAATTATGCTTAATAAATTTATAAAGCATAATAAAAAATTTATTAATTACATTTGAATATTCAAGATTTTATTTATAATTTGTATAAATATTTAACGCTTATGCTCTTTAATAATATTATAATTATTTTTCTTCTGTTTTGCTAACATTAAAGCTCTCTTATTAGTTAAGTGATTGTGTGTATATTCATATTGTCGAGTTTTAAGTTGTAAAAATTTATTTTTCTCTTGTGTTGTTAAATAATTTAAGACAAACATATTTGACATATTATTACTCGATACAAGACTCAACATCATTAGTGCTTGCGTTGTCATTTTATAAAACTTATTTTTAAAGTTTAATAAAAGATTTCAATTTTTTTTATTAAAAAAGTATTAATAGTTTATATATAAAGTATATTTATACTAATAATATATTTATACTAATAATATATTTATGAAAAAACTAGCATTTTGTTTTTTAATTTATGATATTATAAATAACGATGAACTATGGAATATATTTTTTAAAAATGTTGATATAAATAAATATACTATTTATATACATTATAAATTTGATAAACCCTTGAAATATTTTGAAAAATACAAATTAAAAAATTGTATTGAAACTAAATATGAAGATCAAACAATACCCTTAGCATATAACATTTTATTTAGAGAGGCATACAAAGATGAAAATAATTATAAATTTATTATATTATCTGGTGCATGTATCCCATTTAAATCATTTGATTTTATATATTATAAATTAACACAATATCATAATGGTTATTTAAATGTATGTCCTCAATCACAATGTTTTCCAAATTGTGATAGTTTAACAGAAGTAATCGATAAAACTTTGATATCTAAATCACATAATTGGTTTATTTTAAACAGAAAATTAGTTGAAAGTTTATGTTTTGATAAAGATGATATTTTAAATACATACTATAAAACTATTTATGCACCTGCAGAATATTTTTATTACACATATATAAAAATCTTAAAACTGGAAGAAGAAATAATTACTACTCCAAATATAGCAAGTGATGCTACAACATTTACAAATTGGGCAGGTATGGATTATAAATATGTAACACCAAGAAGCTTAAAAAATTATAATTCAATTACAGAAGATGAAATTCAATATTTAATGTATAGCAAATGCTTATTTGGAAGAAAATTTACTAGTCATTGTCTTCCTATCTTTATTAATAATAAAGATTATATTGAATATATAACTTCATATTGTGATTAAGTCTTAATATCCTTGAACACTAAACCGAGTTATTGGAACATGACTTACACCATGTCGTCTCTCCAGATTTGTATTTATATAAGATTGATATTTCCAAGCATCTTGTACTGCTAATTCTTGTAATTGTGAAATGGGTATTTGTAATTTATTTAAAGTATTTCGACTAAAGTTATGAATATTATTATTTAAATGAGAATACAACTTTTCACGAACATCTATGTTATCTTTAATAATATAAACTAATTTTTCTTGCATAGTTGGATAGTCAGATAAATTAACTAATAATTGTTTAATATCATGACCTGAATAATAAGTAAAATTATTAGCAACAGCATTATCAAAAGCATGAGGAAGAATTTGTTCATAGCATCTTTTTAAACATTCCCAATTATTACCTTTATAATTAGATAAAGACTCAAAAAAGTCTGTTAAATAGTCGTCATTACTTATAATATTTTGAACTAAATTATCATAACTATTCCAACTTTGTGTATAACACAATTTAATTAATTGTTTTTGTATATTATAATTAATGCCTCGTCCTTGACGACGAGATTTATTAATATATTTCATATTATTATTTTTTTTACCCGTTTTTTTTCGTCTAAGTGTTTTTTTTACCATATTATATATAATAATATATAATAATATATTATAATATATAATATTATATCATTATTGAGTGCCAAGACTTGTTGCGTCATTATCAAACCATATCATTTTAATAGTTGTAATATTGGTTTTTATAATATTATATGATGTACTCATAGCATATAAACTCATTAATTTATAGTATTCTTGATTTTGAATCCAACTAATAACTTCATAATAATTACTATAATTATATGATATATTTATAATGCTAGGTATAAAATTATGAATTTCTTTAAGTCCAATAGTTTCAAATTCTTTCCAAAACACACTTTTCCCAAATAATTCATAATTATATTTATCTAAAATATATTCATCCATAGTTTCATAACAATCGCTAGGAAAATTATATAAATCTAAATATTTTGTAATATTTTCAGTATTCATTACAATATTTTTAATTGTTTTTTTCATAGTATTAATTAATTCTTGATCTACCATCATATTTATAGTCCTGTTTTAATATATAAATTACTTATTAAATATTTAATTTTAATAAGTAATTTTAATAATTAATTATGATTAGTCAATTTTTTTTCATAATCTTTTCATATTATGTCTTTCTAATTTATTATTAATTTCTATTATACATTCACTAGTGGATGTAACAAATAAATCAGGAATAAATGAATGAATTAATGCTTTAATACAAGAAATTAATAATATGAGAGAGTAATTTAAAGAAATAAACATATGTTCAAAATAATCCATCTTCATTTCTCTCAAATGTTGAAATTTAAAAAACATAATATATAAAATAATTATATATTATTTTATATATTTTTATTATTTTGTATTTTTATTATTTTGTATTTTTATTATTTTGTATTTTTATTATTTTGTTTTTATTATTTTATTTATGTTGTAATTATTTTTTCAATATACTATGATATAATATATAACTTGAAAATAATAATAGTATTATTGTTATTACGATGTTTCTTGACACAGCATAAGGCCAATATGGTAAAAAATATGCTATTGCTAATGCCAATAAACCAAAAATATATATAATGTTAGTATATTCAAAGTATTTTTTAATATCTAATAATGGATAAAAACCAACAATATGCATAATTACCCCCCATATAAAAATACCTTGCAACTTTTCTCTTTTACTCTTATAATAAGAATCAATAATTCCAACTATTCCAATTAATAAGAAAATTAAACTTACATATTTAATATAATTATTAAAATAAAATATTAATAAAAAAACAATAGGAACTAAAACAATGCTTAATTCCCAATTAAATACTTTATAATGATAATAATATAAATTATTATTTTTGAATGTTATTTTCATTTATAATAACTTTATAAAATATTAAATTGAAAAATAATATTTTATAAAATATAAAATATAAAATTATAATTATTTTATATATAGTTTATGAATATAGATTTATTACAACAAGCACTTGAAAACGATGATAATTTAAATATTATAAATACAAATATTCAAGAAATAAAACAAAAGAAAAATGAAATCTTACAAGAACTCGGTTTAAAACGAGAAGATTTAAAAAGTTATCATAAAAAATTAAATGGTTACATGTATATAGATAATATTAAAGATTTAAAATATGGGCGAAATTTAAGATGGATAAATTTAAATAAAATAGATTCTATTAAAATAACAAATGGAGCATTATTATGTGATATTAAAATTTACGACAAAGGATTAGCCCTAGTATTAAAAGGATATAATCATAATTATATTACATTATATTTAAATGAAAATATAATATTTCAAAAATTAAATAGCGAAGAAGAAATAATCCTTAAAGCAGTAGATTATTTACATAAACAAAGTTAATAGATGTGTAAAAAAATTGATTAGTTAGCACTTATTATTTATCTATGTATTCAATAATATTACTATTAATGTTATATAATTGCAAAATGTCTGCTTATTTAGACATTTTTGAATTGCCTAATGATGTTAATAGACTTATTTTTGATTACCTTATGAAAGACTATCAATTTCTTAGTGCACTTAAAACAACATGTATGTCAATGTATAAAGCAATTAGTGTTTTTGCTATTTCTAAATTAATGTTGTCTGAGAAACGGGGTTTGTTTAGTTTTCGTGAGTTGTGCATAAACCCGGAGTGTTATGAAGACACTTATGATGTTTTTACATTTATTCATAATTATTATTATACACGTTACTTACATTACAGACAATATGCGTTGAACACTACAACTATCATAGTTAACGCAAAATATTATAATATACATTCTCATTATTGTTGTGAGTGTTTTAAAAAATTTGTTTTGGTTGGTTGTAACTCGAACGCAATAGAAAACTATCACAACTGTGAACAAGTAAATGTAGTATTTTAAAGTAGAGCAATATAATACACATAAAAAAAATTGATTCTTTTTTTTATCCAATTATTTATAATCTTATACAAACTATTTATACGAAACGCCTATTATATAATGACTATCACTTTTTGCGACTTAAATGATGATGTTATTGGAATTATTATAAGTCATGTAAAACATTATTATTATCTTGCTCTCCTTAAGAGAACATGTTTAAGTAACTATAACAGCGTTTCAAAGTTGTCAATTGCCAAACTTTTGCTATCATGTAGACTTAGTAATTTTTCACCAAGAACATTTTGCATTAATATTAATTGTTGTGAAGATACCAAGGAAGTATTTAAAACACATTATCGCCATGGTTATGATAGTTATGTTCATATTAAGCAATTTGCTTTAAATAAAACAATAGTTTTAATTAATGAAAAAAAGTATTGTCTTAATACACATTATTGTGGTGAATGCTTAAAAAAATTTGTTTTAGTAAGAGATTTGAGAAATGTTAAGCACAATTATCACTATATAGATGAAGTAAATATAACTTACGCAAGATGTAAGTATATATTTATCTAAGAGATGTTTATAAAAAATTGATTACTTATTTTTTATATTTGTTTATAGTCTGGACAAAAAAGCAAAGAGCAAATAACAAGAGCAATATGTCAAGCGACCACGTTTCATTTTCGGTTGCTAGAGAGAGGTTGCTGGAGTTTTTTGAGAAGTTCGTTCCGACAAAACGTGAATACTGTATTAATCCTGATTGTGTGAAGGACACGGAAGCAGCAGTGCTATATATATGGGAGGCTAATTCGCTAGCATATGAGCATACTGAGCGGCAACCAGCGTTGAACATTACAACTGCGTGGGTTACAGGAAAGAAACAATGGATTAGGTCTCATTATTGTTGCGAGTGCTTCAAGAAATATGTTTTAGTGGGAAACAACAAGAATGCTTCGCATCGCTATTGGACTTCTTATGACAGACGTCAACAAAATGTGCATGTGATTTTTAATAGTACACCATACCCATCTTCAACATCTTATTATGGAACAGGTACTGTGCAACCACTAACTGAGTTTCAAATTAAAATGCTTGGCAAATGAGACTAATTTATTGTGTGTTTCTTGATATACATTATAAAAATTGAATACTTTTTTTTTGTATTTATTTATAGTCTGGACAAAAAAGCAACAAGCAATAAGCAATAAGCAAAGAGCAAAGAGCGAAAAGAAACAAACCAATGATGATGTGCCAAGCGTGCGAGTTCAACATTTGTGCTCTAAACATTTGCGACTTGCCAAGCGAACTCATTGCACTCATTGTTGACCGCCTTGGAAACAAAGACTACCTTGTGAGTTTCAAAGAGACGTGTGTGTTATTTAGCAAATCGGTGAGTCAATTTTACATTGCCGGGCAGATGGTGGCTACACTGTACGGAGTGTTTAATGAACGTTATGTTGACACGCGCTTTGAATTTCAGTATGTGATGGGTGACTGTGCAAATGCATACTGTTACTACGATACTGAAGCAGTGTGCGAGTATGTATGGAATTACGGATACAGGCGGTATAATCATCGTATTCAAAAGCCCATGCAATCTACGACCATGTTTGTCAATGGAAAAGAGTATCCGGTCAAGCATCATTATTGTGCTGAGTGCTTTGTGAAGTATGTTTTAGTTGGGTCAAATCCAAATGCATCACGACACTACGGTGATCATTGTAGTGACGGCGACAAGCAAGTTAATGTGACCTTTAACGCGGAACCGACACCTTCAACATGGATACATTACCAAACAGGAACTAAGGAACCATTGACCAAGTGGCAAGTAAATGCTCTCAATGGTAAGTTTGATTAGTCTTTGTTTAACTTGTGTTTATATGTGTTGTGTTGTATTTTTTTTTGCTCTTAAAATTATAGTTGAAAAAAAATTGATTACTTTTTTTGGTACTTATTTATAGTATCAAAAAAAGCAAAACAAACAAATCTTTAAAAATGATGAATGTAAGCAACATCTGTGACTTACCAAGCAATATCTGCGACTTACCAAGCGACATTATTTTATTCATTATTAAACAACTCGGCAATTACGATTATTTAATTGGTCTAAACATTACTTGTAAATCGTTGTCTAAGTTGATTTCAAAATTTGCCTTAACAAAGGAGATGTTTGCTGTGTTGTTTAGCAGATTTAATCCATATGAATTACAGAAATATAATCCAAATCGTAAGTATATGGCAAGATGTGTAAATGAGCGTTGTAAAGAGGAAACCCATAATGCATGTGAATACATATGGGAGGCTCATGATGGACTTGGTTATGTACACAGGAAACAAGATGCACAAAACACAAATTTAATGGTAATTAATAAGAAAAAATTCTGGTTTCGCTCTCCTTATTGTTGTGAATGCTTTAAAAGACATGTTTTAGTAGGAAACAACAAAAATGTTGCACAACATTACGGAAATTATTGTTATGGAATGCAGCAAGTAGTTGTAACCTTTAACACAACACAACCCTCAACTTGGTATGATTGTGCAAGAAATTGGTATGGTCCATTAGTAGAGAGACAGGTGCGTCTTTTAAATGGTTATTATGAACCGTCTTATAGAGAGTGCCCTGAATGAGGGCATTAAATGTTTATTTATTTTGTCTAGTGTTTAATGTAATGCTTAATGTAGTGCTTTAATGTTATTTTTGTGCTTTAATGTTTGTTTTTTATTTAACAGTAATTTGCCATTTATTGTTTTAGTCAATTTATTTTTATTTGTTTTGCTTGTTTTTAACATCATTCTTTTTTTACACGAAAATCCGTTTATTTTTAAATGTTTGCGTTGTAGCACACTATGATTACATATTCCAATAGCACGACTTTCTTTTTTACTTGGATTAGGAACTTTTTTAATACAACTACATAATTTCTTTGCTATTATTTTTTCAGCCATTTTTCTTATATAACTTAAAGAAGTGTTTGAATTTATTTTAATATTATAATAATTTAAAATATTAATATAATCCTCTTTTGTTAAATTCATTATTATATATTATATTTTACATATATTTTTATAAAATTATATATATAATTACATGAATGCCAAAAAAATACTTAGTTATACATTAATAATTTCTATAGTTGTTCAAATATTTACATTTTTAATAAGTATTCATGGTATTTTTACAGAAATACCTGCCGCATATTATTTAATAAAAGACTTGTTTTTATTAGAACTATTTGTTCAATTAATTGAAGGAGTCTTTTACATATGGTTGGCATTTAATTTTTTAAAACTTACAAATATTACACCAAAAAGATATTTTGATTGGATGATTACAACTCCTACTATGCTTATTACACTAATTGCTTATTTAATATTTATTAATGCTAAAGAAACAAATCAAACGCAAGGTCTAACTTTATATTCTATTTTAACTACCAATTCTAATACTATTATACCAATATTGCTTTTAAATTGGGCAATGTTACTATTCGGTTATTTGGGAGAAATTAAAGTTATTCCTGTGCTATATTCTATATTTCTTGGGTTTATACCTTTTGCCATATATTATTATATGATTTATAGCAATTTTGTTCAAAAAAATAATAATGGTTATATATTTTTCTTCTATTTTTTAATTTTTTGGTCATTGTATGGATTTGTTGCTGCTTTACCTTACTATGTTAAAAATATTTTATACAATATACTAGACCTTTTTGCCAAGAATTTCTTTGGTCTATTTTTAGCATATATAATTTATACTGGAAAGTATTAAACTTATACTTGTGTAAGCATAATTTATAATATAAACTCAAATATAAATGCTAATATATTTTATATGGCAAAATTTTATTATTATGTTATATTAGAATTACACAAGTGCTATGTTAATAGAAAGTGATATTCCAAATAGTATTAATTATGTAATGGTGTTCGATTTAGATGAAACTCTTGGTCATTTTTCACAATTATATGTATTTTGGTCATTATTTACAAAGTATATTAATAATAGTGAGGAAGTCTTATTTTTTAAACTGCTTGATACATTTCCTAAATTTTTACGCCCTAATATATTAAATATTTTAAAAAATATAAAGCAAAAAAAGGAGAAAAAGTTATGTAATTATGTGATGATATATACTAATAATAATGGTCCAAAATATTGGGCTATTATGATTCAAAATTATTTTCACTATAAATTAAAATATCAATTATTTGATAAAATAATAGGAGCATTTAAAGTAAATGGACAAATTATTGAGGTTTGTAGAACTTCACATGGAAAGTCTATGAAAGATTTTATTAATTGCACAAAATTACCATCAAATAGTCAAATTTGTTTTTTAGATGATCAGAACCATAATGAAATGTATAATGAAAATGTCTTGTATATAAAGTTGCAACCATATAGTCATAGTATTAATTTTGTAACTATGGCATCTAAAACTTATGATAAAATGGATAGTTACTTTCCTAAAAATAAATCAAAAGATGATTTTATTAATTATATTGCTAGTAATAGTCAAAATTATAAACTAGAACATTTAAATAAAACAAAAGTAGAATATAATATTGAAATGGTATTTGGTAATATATTATTAAAAAAAATAGATGCATTTTTTAACTCTAAACCGCGAAAATTTACAAAGAAAAATAGAAATTATAATAAAACATAAATACCTATTAACCAAACAGTTTTGGTATGTAATTATTTATACTATTTCCTATAATCAATTTAGCATTATTTTGTAAATAACTTTCTATAGAACCTATTATTGTACTTGATAATAGTAAAAATACACCTGATGAAAACACTAATTGTCTATCAAATTCTCCAAATTTGCGTTCGCTATATGTAATAGGATTATAATATATAACTAACAAAGAACCTATATATATACGCAAAAATGACTTCAATTGTTCTAAATATTGTGGAGCAAAACCACCAACACCTAATAAAACTATAATATACAATAAGAAACTTGCTCTTAGTGAATATAAGAAGAATAATTGATTAACTTTCTTGATTTTAAACATATTAATATTAATAAATATTAAAATGTTTAATAATGCTTTTAATGCCATAAATTATATAAATTTATTATAAACTTGGTGGTCCTATCGCAAAGTTGTCTCAGACCCCCCATAATATTAATAAATCAAGCTATGTTGTTTTTTTTGTAAAATATAATTTGATAATTTTTTTGAGTTTTGGACATTTATAAATGTCCATTTTTGATTTTTAAGAACCTTTATATATTTTTATAAAATTTGCACTTTCAAAAATACACTTTAGACCTTTAAGGTAATAAAATCTTTAAAAAGATGCTTTAAATTACCTTACCATAAATAATTTTTCTGAATTTTCAAATTTTAGCGCGTTTTTTGTAAGTATAACATACTTATAAAATACTTATAAATTTTGCAAAATTTCGCGCCACTTTACAATAGTTATTTATTTATTATGCTATATGTATTGAAATAACAATGTTGCTGTATTTTTTAGTTACTTGATTTAAAAAATACTTACAATTGGCGCGAAATTTAAAAAAAATGATTTAAGAATTTTTTATAAGTATTATATACTTATAAATGACTTATAAAAAAAGCGCAAAAAACTCCAATTTTTACGAATGTAATTTATGTGATTATAATACGTGCAAAAAAGGAGATTATTCTAGACATTTACACACGCAAAAACACAAAAGTAACGAAATACTTATAACTGGCGCGCACACAACAAATAAAATCTTTACTTGCGAATGTGGAAAAAAATATAAACATAATCAGAGTTTATATAATCATAAAAAGAAATGTGATTTTCAAGTTATTATAAGCAATAAAATTGAGGAACCTAATTGTCAAGTTATTTTGCAAAATAATGTTGACCAAAATATGATAATGAAGTTAATATCTGAAAATAACGATATAAAAAATTTATTAATAATACAACAGCAACAATTATTAGAACAACAAAAACAATTAGGCGAACAACATAGACAATTGGTGGAAATAGTACCTAAAATTGGCAATATAACAAACAATACAGCACATATAAAACAAAATTTCAATATTAATGTTTTTTTAAATGAACAATGTAAAAATGCAATAAATATGAATGATTTTATAAAGCAAATTAAATTAACTTTGGAAGATTTAGATTTAACAAAAAACAAAGGATTAGAAATTGGATTAAGTAATGCTATTATACAAACAATTAATAAAATGTCGCTATTTGAAAGACCTTTACATTGTACGGATCCAAAACGAGAAACATTATATATAAAAGATAATGATTTATGGGAAAAAGATAGTGATAAAACAAAAATTAAAGGGGCTTTACATAACTTAAATAAAGCACATTTCAAGCTAATTCAAGATTGGATTGTTGAAAACCCCGATTTTAAAGAAAACGACGCAAAACAAGACTATTTTGCTTATTTATTGAAAACTTGCTCTGTTAGTTTGAAGACAATTGATGATAAAATTATAAAAAAAATATGTGCTTGTAATAATTTGAAAACTAATTTAAAACAATTAGAAAATATTAATTGGGATTAATTCAAACTATTAATTTAAAATAATCAAAATAATTATATATAATTATATTAATTTATAATGAGCAATCCATTAAAATCCTTATTAGACAGTATATGTGCTTTAAGTAAAATTGCAAGTATTCTTTTTCCATATTTACCTTTTATATATAGTTTTACGACAGTAATATTTATATGTTTAGGAATAGCAGGTGTAATAGCATTTGCTGCGGGAAGTAAATTTAAAAATGCTGCTCGTAATATTTATGGTTTTGTTCACTTCATAACAAGGTTTATTAGTATGCTCATACTATTTCATATTTCATATTGTTCATTGATTATCCCTACTAACCCTAGTAACCCTAGTAGAGAAGTTTCACCTAACGATGAAGATACACAATATAAACCTAATTATATGAAAATTAAAAATAACTCACAAGAAGGAGGAGGCATTAAAAATAGTATATTAAAACTAATTTCAAAAATGTTTGACTTAATAAATACTATTATTGAAAATAATAGTATGCCATTTATTATTATTCAAGTATTATGTTCAAGTTTAATTGTAATAGTTCTTACTTTTATATCTGCTATATTTAGTGGAATAGCTAAAGCAGGTTATCAGATGCATTGTGTTCAGAGCAAAGAAGTTTTAAGTGTTCCAGGGTTGGGAAATTTGGTAGATTTTTTTATGCATTTACTTTTAGTTGGATCAAGTTTTCTATTTATATTATCTTTTTTTTGGAAATGGTTAAAAGATGCTGTGGTGGCAGGTTATAATTTTGTATTTTCTGGCAACAAAAAACCGCTTACTGTAGATGAAATTATAAATACTCCGGTGGTGAATATGAATTCTGATGCTAGTGAAATAATTTCTCAAGTTACTATGTTTATGAAGGAATTACCAATAATGAAAGCAGTATTTATTATATCATTATCATATTATATATCACAATTGTTTTTAAGAGGGTTTGAAGACATAATTTCAAATAATATTGTTTTACTTACTAGTTGGACAACAAGAGAAACTGAATGCAGCGATGAACCAAATAAAAAATCAAAAACAGATATTGAAAGAGGATTTGTATTATTTGGTAATATATTATTATTTATAGTACTTGTTTTAATTACTTTAGTATTGGTGTTTGTTAATATTGCGTATTTTACTCTTATTAGTAAAGCTCTTTCTATGGGTCTTAATATGTATATTCCGGGTGCAGTAGCAGTATCTGTTAAATTGTCATATGACACAATAAAAAAAACACTTGCTAGAGTTAGTAATAAAATTCCAGGAGGAGTTGATATTAACACAATAGAACGTGAAGTATCAAGTGAAATAGAAAAATATGTAGATACCAACGGAAATATAAAACCAGACGCAATAGAGAGTATGCTTAAGGAAATTGCGAATAACTCTAATGGACCCGGAGATCCATATTCAGATGGTATTATTAAAAAGAAAAAAAAACCCCCTGATCAAAATATAGGTGAAGATGAAAGAACACGCAATGAAAGAAGCTCTTTGGATGAATCACATGAAGAGGCATTTAATAGAAACAAAACTAACTTATCTTCTAAATCTCAACCTGCTAATACAAAAGAACTTTCACCATCTACCGAAACACAAACTGCTCCTGTTTCAGCTCCTGATACAGTTTCAGCTCCTGCATCAGCTCCTGATACAGTTTCAGCTCCTGCATCAGCTCCTGAACCTCCAGTTCCACCATAAATATAATTAATCAAATAAAATACTAAATCAACTATAATATTTTTAAAATTATAAAAAATATTATATTTAAAAAGAAGAACCAAAAGCACCTCCAAGTGCTCCGTTTGCTGCCATAGGTTCCATTGAATCCATAAAAGCATTTTGCATTGCTTGACTTTGCATATTATTTCCACCACCACCACCGCTATTCATCATATTAGGAAGAGAATCAATTAAAGAAATATTATTTTGTTGAGGTAATTGATTGACGCGTGGTGCTAATATTGTATTATCAAGTGTATCTGCTCTACTAACCTGATGAATTCCAGGTTGACTTACTCTAATATTTCCTTGATTATTTCCTCCTTTTGATTGAGTTTTTCCATTCCACATTTCAAGTATTCTATCATATAAAATATTTATTTTTGAACCTAATTTGGTTTGCATTGTCATTATTAAAACTAAAGTGGGAATAATAAAACTTATTTCGTTAAATTTAGTATATGGAACCTTGCTATATGTTGGAAAATATCTAATAATTTTATCAATTAAATACATAGCAATAAATAATACTCCCAATTGAATTATAATTTCTATTATTAATTCAATGCTTTCTTTTTTGTCATCATCTTCGGGTATATATTCTTTAATAAGTTTTAATAATACTATAACAGGTATTAAAGCAATTATAATATATTGAAACATATTTAATAATATTGCTTTATTGTCGCTATCAAAATTAAAAACATAATTGAAAAATCCAGAAGGACTTAATTTACTACTTCCTCCAAGAGTAGTATTATCAAAAGATTCTTCTAGGGTCATAAATACTATTATATATATAAATTAAAAAAATTATTATTATAAATTATTTTACCTAAATAAAAGAATTAATAATTATTATCAAATAATATTTTTATCAAATAATAATTATTATCAAATAATATTTTTATTAAATAATATTTTTATCAAATAATATTTTTATCAAATAATATTTTTATCAAATAATATTTTTATCAAATAATATTTTTATAAATATTAAAAACTTATTGCTAATATTATTAAAATGTTAAAAAGGTCTTGCGAATCAATTAAATATAGAAACAATAAGTATCATGAAGAAAATCAATATTTAAATTTATTAGAAGATATATTAACTACCAATTCGGAATTTGTTGGAAGAAATGGAAATACATTGTCTATTTATGGTTCAGCAATGCATTTTTCACTTGAAAATAATAAAATCCCTCTAATTACTACAAAAAAAGTTGCTTGGAAAACTTGTTTGCGGGAATTATTATGGTTTATTAAAGGAGATACAAACAATAAACATTTAAAAGAAAAAAATGTTCATATATGGGATGAAAATGGTTCACGTAATTTCTTAGATGAGCGTGGATTATATAATAATAGTGAAGATGATTTAGGTCCAATATACGGTTTTCAATGGAGGCATTATAATGCTAAATATATTAATTGTAATAGCAATTATAGTAATAAAGGTATTGACCAATTGAAACAGGTAATAGAATGTTTAAAAGATCCTAAACAAAGAAATTCTAGGCGAATGATTATAACAGCATGGAATCCTTGTCAGTTAGATATTATGGCATTACCTCCTTGTCATATTATGATGCAGTTTAATGTAACAAATAATACAAAATTAAGTTGCTCAATGTATCAACGTTCAAACGATGAAGCGTGCGGAACATGTTTTAATATAGCGTCATATTGTTTTTTAACACATTTATTAGCAAAACATTGCGACTTAGAACCATATGAGTTTATTTATCATAAAGGAAATTGCCATATATATAAAGAACACGTTGAAAACATAAAAATACAATTACAACGAGAACCATATGAGTTTCCTACTTTGGAAATTAAAAATATGAGAGAAAACATAGAAGATTATTGTGAAGAAGATTTTATTATTCATAATTATAAACATCATGAAGCTATAAAATATATAATGGTTCCATAGTAAAATTTATTACAAAATTTTATAGAATTTTATAGAATTTTATAGAATTTTATAGAATTAATATTAATTAGACATTATTAATATTAATAATAATATTATGGTTTAAAAAAAAGATATTATTATAATGTAAATATGTCTACTGCTGCTTTAGCTTCGGCACGAAGAAGACGAACAACAAATGAACCACCATCATCATCTCAAAATGTTTCAAATAGAATAATGCAACAAGAATCAGCAAATTCTTCTAAACAAGCATTACCTCCTCCTCAATCTTTAACACCTTTACAAATATTACAACTTCACGATAATAAATTAAAAGATTTAGAGGCACTATTAGTTGAATTAAATAGCGAAGACTATATAACAAATATTGTAGAGGGAAAAATAAATGATTTAATGCGGGCAAAACTATCAACTTTTTCTAGTGAATTAGAAAAAGTTAAAGCATCTACGCCTACTAGTAATATTAATTCTTTTGAAACAAAATTACAAATTATTGAAACTACTATTCAAAATAATTTAACTATTCAAAATGTTAGACTTGATGAATTTAAAAATGGAATTCAAGAGAATTTCAATACTTTTAAAGAAAATACTATTAAAATGATAGATTTATTAAATGTTAAAGAATCTCTACCAAGTATTAGCGGATCAATTTCTGATGTAGCAAAAGTAGATATGTTAACCAAAGAAGTAAATGAATTAAAATTATTAGTGATTAAAAATCAAACACTAGCATTAGAAACGTGTACTTCAATAATTAATATGAAAGACGAGTTTAAATCAAATAATGAAAAAATAGAAGAAATTATTGAGACTATTAGTAATCTTAATAATAGACAATGCAACGAACCACGGTGTGATCCAGCGCAAATGTTTCTACAATCTTTTATGAAAAATAATTTATTTGGTGGAGTAGGTAAAATTAATACCGAGACAGAGTATGATGATATAGATGAATATAACGAGGATACTATGAATATTGATAATAATAAAAAATTACATATTGATTTAACCACTGAGCAATTAGATTTAGATGATGAGGAAATAATTTCTGGCGATGATAAACTTATTTTAAACACAAATGAGTTAATTATAGATGAAAATCAATTACAAGAAATTTTGGATTTAAATAATATGGAAGAAATTAATTTAAATAATGCTTCATTAAAACAAGAAGTAATTAATGAAATAAAAAATATTTCTCTAACAACTACTGAAAATAATTTAGAAGATAAAATTGAAACAGATATGTAATTAAATATAAGAGTAATATTTATTTTATTAATTATGTTTAAATAAAATAAATATTATGTATTAAACTATTAAACTATTAATGAAGTTAGTAATAAATTTTTTCATTTTTTGTATTGTATTATTTATATATCTTCACGTATATAATCATATTAAAACAAGTAACTATTTGGAAGTATATGAAATAGAAAATCTCTCTAAAGATAAATTTGAAGACATTATAAATTTTAAACAACCATTGTTATTAAATAATTATACATTAGTAAATAATACAACAATTAATTATTTAATTGCTAATTATCCAACATTTGACTTAAATTTATATAATAAACAAGAGGATTTATTTTTAAAAATAAAAATGGAAGAATTTAACGCTATAGTAAATAGTGATAATTCGAATAATTATATAAGCTGTAACAATAAAGAATTTTTGGAAGAAACAACAATAGAAAAATTATTATCTTCAAATGATACTTTTTTTAGACCATACAATGTATGTGATAAAAATTATGATATTATAATGGGGAAAAAAAATAGTGCTACTTCATTAAAATATAGTATTAATTCACGAAATATATTATATTTATCAAGTGGACAAATAGAAGTTACATTGTGTCCCCCAAAATATTATAAAAACTTACATGTTCAAAAAAATTATGAAACATTGAATTTTTATTCATTAATTGATATTAATAATATACAGCCAATTTATAAGAATGATTATCATAAGGTTAAGTTTTTAAGAGTATTATTAAATATGAATCAAGTTTTAATAATACCGCCTTATTGGTTTTATAGTATAAAATTTCTTGAAGAAAATACAATCGTATTTTTAAATAGTTATAGAACTTTTACAAGTATCATAGCAATAATACCTGATTTGTTTATACAAATATTACAGCAAAATAATTTGAAATTAAATATGATAAAAAAAATAGATGAGAAAAGTGAAACTGTTGAACTAGAAAGTCTAAATCAAAATATAATAACATAAAAATATAAAAATAGAATGATAATATACACTATACTAGTATTTTTACCAGCGCTTCATTAATGTTAATAAATAAATATGAAATAATATCTAATATATCTAATGGCGAATTTGGAGAAGTATTAAAAGTAGCATATAATGACAAAATATATGCTATAAAATATGGAGCAAAAGAGTTAATTAAATATGAATTACAAATATATAAGCAACTAAAATCTTGCAGTAACATATCAAGTATTTATGACGTGTTTGAGTATAATAATAATATGTATATGGTATTGGATTTATATACTATGACACTTGTAGATTATAAATTACGAAATTATACACATGAGAACTATTTTGAGAGATGTATAACAATTATTAAATCTTTAATAATTATTATTAAAACTATCCATGAAAACAATATACTTCATAGAGATTTGAAACCAACCAATATATGTTTAGATTCTAATTATAAATTATATATAATAGATTTTGGTATTGCTAAAATATATAGACATGCTAATGTTCATAATAGTGAAACAAAAATAAGAGGATTAATTGGTTCAATTAATTTTTCAAGTTTAAATGTTATAAATCTAATCGAACCTTCAAGACGAGATGATGTTGAATCACTATTTTATAATTTAATATATTTATTATTAAATAACGAAAACTATAAAGTATATGATAGTTTCAATAACTATGAAAAAAAAGACATATTAACTATTACATATTTAATGGAACATACATTAAATATACAAAGTATAGATTATAATTTTTTAAATAAGTTGTTTAATTATATTAGAAGATTAAAATATAATCAAGAACCCAAATATGATTATATTGTAGAACTACTTTCTAAAATAGTAAAATAATATCATACTTTAAGAAATTTTCTCATTTATAATACTAATTTATATATTATGTTTACGAAATGTGAATGAAATTCTGGGTTCTTTAATTTTTTTTTGAATTGGTATTTCATGTGTATATAACTTTTGAAAATTACCTCCCATATGTAATATGCTACAATGAGTGGTTAGTTCGTCGCATATGTGTTGCTTTGTTTTTTTTTCACGAATGCGGAATATTCTTTCTGCGCCATATGAAATTGAAATTACACCCACACAATCTAATCCTATTTCATCGTCAGAATGCGCTCCAATATAATCATTACCATCCATATATTTATTTACTAAAATTCCGTTAAATTGTGCGCCAATTATATTATTTACTATTTCTAGTAATTCACTCATATAGTTTGTGAGAGGTTTAGATTCCATCATTTTTTTAGAATATTTGTATCCAATAGACTTATCTGAAAAGAATCCAATATTTCTTTGTTGTTTGCATTTCTTTCCAAAAATTATTATTTCAGGTTTTTCTTCTAGTTGTGACTCAACGTCTATAATACATTTTTCTAATAATTCTTTGTTTATAAACAAACCTTTATCTAAAAATGCTGTTTTATCTGTATTTTGAAAAACTCTTATCATTGCGTGATTATAATAGCAGCAATTATATTTAAATATATCAATTTTTATTTTATGGAATGTTTTGAATTAGCTAAAAATAACGTTATATTTGCTAATAATATTTTGGATGTGGTTTTAAAATCATTATTTAATAAATTAAATGTCAAATCTAACGATTCGTAAATATCATTATTTATAATCGATACTAAATGTGCAAAAGTATGTGGTAAGTCTTGTACTTCAGATAATAGTAATAAAATAGAATAAATATTATTAAAATAATATTTGTAATAATTAAACCAAGACGTATCTATATATGTCTTGTATTTTATAAGTGTTGTTAAGATATCATTTATTTCAGTTAATGTTATTTTATTGACAGAGAGATTATGAAAATCACTAATTTTAATTGTTGCTTCTTTAATATTATTTTTTATTTGTAAATTCACGTTTTCTTTGGTTTTTATAGTTTTTGTAGAATTAAAACATAATATATATAATTGCAAATCTCTCGGTAATTTAAAAAAAATCTTATTTAAAATTCTTCTCACTTTATAACCCCTATATATTTTTTGAATTGTTGAAACCTGTTCGTTGAATAACAATTTTGAATGATTTATACAATACAAATCTTTACATAATAAAAAAATAGGATATTTGTATTTTTTACAAATTATACAAAACATAATTATATAATAAAATAATATAAAGGTTTTATATATTATTAATATATAAAATGTCTATGGCTGATACTGCCACCAACCAATATGTAGGAAAAGTAAAATGGTTCAACAACAAATCGGGTTATGGTTTTGTTACTTTTATTGATTCAAGTGATTTTAAAGGAAAAGATATTTTTGCTCACCATTCTTCATTAAATGTAAAAGATGAAATTTACAAATACTTAGTTCAAGGAGAATATGTTGAATTTAGTGTTCAAAAAATGGATTCTGGAAATCACGAGTATCAAGCAATGAATATTAAAGGAATTCTACAAAATGATTTAATGTGTGAAACGCGTCATAAAAATCGTGATCTATCTAAAAATTCGGAATCACTAGTAATTAAGTCTTATAATACTCCTAATAATGGAAAACCACAACATAAACATACTAGACCATAAAATTAGACAAATATTATGTTATTAAAAAATAAAATACAATACAAATATAAATAATAATGAAACTGAAATAAAAAAACATAATTTAATTGAAATAAATAAATAATAAAGTCTTTTGTCTATATCATATGTTATAGTTAACATGTGATTAGTATTATAAAGAACAATTTCATTATTAATACTATTATTATGATTAGTAATACTATTAGTATCATCATAGTCAATAACTGTTTCGCAATTATTATGACTAATTTTATTATACAATACCATTGTTTCTATCATACTATTTTCTTGACTACATATAAAACATTTCGATATATTTGTCTTTGTAATATTTTTATGCACCCAATCATTAAGACAATAAATATGGACATCATTTTTACAACAAGTTAGGGTAAAATGGTCATTTGTAGATATATCATTTAGACATATTACACATTCTATAGTATCCATAGTATAAATATATATAAAAAAATATTATTATATATATTTTTTTTATATATTTTTTATATATTTTTTATAATTGTGGGAAGTATAATCTTGAATATCTAAAATTATTCGTTATATATTTAAAATTATATAATTTTAAATATATAACAATGGAAGAAAACCTAAGTTATGAAGAAAAATTACTGACTGAACCTGTCAAATACTATATGGAAAATAAAGGTAAGAATATAAGGCAATATATTACAACTTATATAGGACACTGTTTAGGAGTTGAGGATAAATATATAGAGGAAGCGATAGATGTTATTACTGTTATTCATAATGCTTCACTTGTTATTGATGATATTCAAGATAATTCATTATTACGTAGAAAACAAGAATGCGCACATATTAAATATGGTATTCCATTATCATTAAATGCTGGGTATTTATGTATATTCAAAATATTAAATGAAATAAATAAAAAAGAATATATAGATGAAAATACTAGACATAAGATAGTCGAAAATATGTATTTAGCACATATTGGACAAGGAATGGATATCTATTATACTCAATATAAAATAATTCCAAATATTGAATCATATAATATGATGATTAAATATAAAACAGGTACGTTTCTTCATATAATTTTAGATATAATGATAGGAGTAAGTAAAAATGTTATTTTGAAAAAAAGGTATTATGAATTACGAGAAGGTTTATACAATTTTTCTTTATTTTATCAAATAAGAGATGATTATATTAATTTAACAGATTCCGCATATTGGGAAGAAAAGGGGTTTTGTCAAGATTTTGATGAACAAAAAATTAGTTATCTTATTACATATTGTAATAATAATAAAATGACTAATTATGAAAAAATAAATAATTTAATGACAAAATTAAATAAAACAAATACTGACAAAATAGAAATTTTAAATTTAATGAAAAATAATGGATTATTTGATATTATATATAATATATTATTGCAATTAAGAGAAAAAATTTTACTTACTATTGATTTAAATAGTTTATTTGAACAATTACCTTTCAGTAAATTTGACGAAAACGTAATATTAAATAAAGAACTGGAGATAGAAGGAATATATGTAGATGGTAAGGTAGTAAGAAAAGACGTAAAATAAGGTTATTAAATGTGGTGTGTCCAATGTAATTTTT